ATGGACTTCTCGCGCAAGGTGCGTGAACTCCTACGTGATCAGCGTTATCACCAAGTATTTAAAGAGACTAAGTTAGACAAAGACAGCCAATCAGCACAGCGATGGAACACGACAAGTCGAGGTGGGTATGTGGCAGCGGGCGTAGGTGGCCCGATCACAGGACGCGGAGCCCACGTTTTAATCATCGACGATCCGATTAAGAACCGCGATGACGCAGAATCAGAAACAAACCGCTCTAGTATATGGAACTGGTACACCTCAACAGCGTACACACGACTTGCACCAGGAGGCGGAGTACTCATAATTTTAACGCGTTGGCACGACGATGATCTGGCAGGGCGCTTACTCACTAAAATGAAAGAGAATGAAGGCGATGAATGGGACGTTATACAGTATCCAGCGTTGGCAACAGAAGATGAAGCTTTCCGTAAAAAGGATCAAGCGTTACACCCTGAACGCTACGATGAAACTGCTTTGCTACGTATTAAGCGTGCTGTTGGGCCTCGCGATTGGAGTGCTTTGTATCAGCAAAATCCTGTTGCTGATGATGGCGAGTATTTTACCAGAGACATGTTTCGATGGTATAAGCCCACGGAACGACCTAGCCTTGACGAGTTACACACTTACACCGCGTGGGACTTGGCGATTGGCAAAAATGAAGCGAACGATTTCACAGTGGGGATCACAGTCGGCGTCGACCAGCAAGACAGCATCTGGGTACTCGATGTCAAACGATTCAAGAAAGGCTCGCTTGAAATAGTGGAAGCGATCTTGGACATGTACGTGCGCTGGAAGTCAAAGATTACAGGCATTGAGCGGGGTCAGATAGAAATGGCGATGGGGCCGCTACTAAACCAACGCATTCGTGAGCGGAGCTTATATTCATTTTATTACGAAGGATTAAAGCCTGGTAAAAGAGATAAGCAGACTCGCGCGCGATCCATACAAGGTCGAATGCAGCAGGGCATGGTGTATTTCCCCAGCGGTGATGACACAGTACAACTGATGGTGAATGAGTTTTTGCGTTTCCCAATGGGCGTACACGATGACTGCGTGGATGCTTTGGCGTGGATTGGATTAATGCTCGATGACATAGTGACACCTAGAGCCGTGGTTAAGAAACCCGTGCAAGGCTGGCGCGAGAAACGTCTGGCAGGGCTGTTAAGCAGTCATAATAGGCGTTCTTCCATGAGCGCATAGAGTTCGTAGCCCTAAATAACTTAGTTTTTTGGGGTATCGGAGGTGATGGGGTGTCGCCAAAGACGGGTGGGTGGAAGGCCCACACCTTTTGAAATTAGAATTGAGGCGGTAGAATAGCAGCTCAACTACTTTCGATGCATATATTATTACTGGGCATTTTTAGGATCGCAAATGGCACACGGAAAAGTAAAGAAGGAACCTTCACAGGTCGCATACGATAATTGGAAACGCTACGTCCGCTTACGCGACAACGGGCACAGTGAGTATGTTGGCTTAGCTAAGAAGTATGATCGTTTCTACTGCGGTGAGCAGTGGGATTCAGGTGATGCGAAGAAACTTGCAGATGAAGGCCGCCCAGCCTTAACCATTAACACCATACTATCGACAGTGAACACAGTATTAGGTGAGCAGACAGCAAAACGCGCAGAGATGAACTTTAAACCCCGTTCAAATGGTAATGAAGACACCGCGACAGCGTTAACCAAGGTCGTGATGCAGATTGGTGACAATAACAAATTGGATTGGGTGGAGAGCCAAGTGTTCTCAGATGGATTGATCCAAGACCGAGGTTATTTCGATGTACGGATTAACTTTGATGACAGTATTCAAGGTGAAGTTGAGATTACCTCACTTGACCCGTTGGACGTACTAATTGACGTTGACGCAAAAGAGTACGACCCTAAGACATGGAACGAAGTGATTACCACACGCTGGTTGTCACTTGATCAGATCGAGGGGACTTACGGCGAGAAGATCGCGGATTCATTACAAGCATTAGCTGTGGGTGGTGATGTGTACGGCGGTGACAGTGTTGCGGTGGAAGATAATAAGTTTGGTGACTCTGCCAGTTTTGATCTTACTGATGATGGAGCTACTGATAAAACCATCCGCAGTGTACGCGTCGTTGAAAGACAGCATCGCCGTATGTGTATGTCCGAATGGTTTATTGATCCACAAACAGGGGATATGCGACCCGTTCCTGAAACTTGGGATGATACCAAGCGACAGGAATTTGGGCAGGAGTTTGGCCTATTTATCCAAAAACGGCTGGCTCCTAGAGTCCGTTGGACAGTCAGTGCCGATAAAATTCTACTGCACGATGAATGGTCACCCTATAAGACATTTACCGTTGTGCCGTATTTCAGTTATTTCCGCAGAGGTAAGCCTTTTGGAATGGTGAAGAACTTGATTTCACCGCAAGAGCAACTCAACAAGATCAGTTCTCAAGAATTACACATCGTTAACACCACCGCTAACAGTGGATGGATTACCGAAGAAGGTTCCTTAGTCAACATGACTAATGAAGATTTGACTGAACGTGGCGCTGAGACAGGTCTGCACATTGTACATGCGCGTGGCACCGCTCCGCCATCTAAGATTCAACCGAACCAGATACCTACAGGCATTGATCGCATTACGCAGAAAGCTGCGCATAACATCAAGGAAATTTCAGGTGTCTCTGACGCTATGTTGGGTTATGAGTCTGCCGAAGTCTCTGGCGTAGCACTCAAGTCTAAGCAGCAGCGTGGACAAATACAGATACAAGTGCCGCTGGATAACCTGGCACGCACTCGTCACATGTTGGCCGAGAAAATACTTGAATTGGTACAGCAATTCTATGTGGAAGAACGCTTGATTCAGATTACAAATCCCGAAATGCCCGACCCAGCACAGTCTGATGCGCAAGAGCAAATAATGGTTAATCAGATAACACCTGAAGGCACGATCATTAACGATCTAACTTTAGGTGAATACAGCGTAGTGATTAGTACGCAACCTGCCCGCGATAACTTTGAAGAGAGCCAGTTCTCTGAAGCGTTGCAGTTGCGTCAAGCTGGCGTAATGATTCCTGATTATCGCGTGGTTGAGTACAGCCACTTAGCACAGAAGAAAGACATTGCAGAAGAGATTAAGCAACTAACAGGGCTTGCTGCACCGAGTGAAGAAGAGATGCAGATGCAACAGCAGCAGCAAGACATGGCGATGCAAGCCGCTCAACTTGAGTTATCTAACCTTGAAGCTGATCAAGCTCTTAAAGAAGCGCAAACAATGCTGTCTATGGCGAAAGCTGAAGAACTTGGTGAGGACGGCAACTTACATGAGCGTGCATTGGAAGAGTTGAATGCGAAGGTGCAGTTGAAACGTGAAGAGTTAGAGGCTCGAATGAAGTTAGCTCAAATCACTGCACAGACTCGTCAGCAGGATTCGATTACTCGCACTGCGGTATCGCTGATGCAAAACGATCAAAAAGAGCGTAGTGCTCTTGATGCAAAGAAAACCCCAAGCAAGACCACTTAACCCCAAAAAATAGGTGAATTATGTCCGAAGCAAACGCAGCAATAGATATGCAAAATTACTTACCAGAAGAAACTGGCTCTGAAGATTATGATGATCTTAAAAGTTTAGATTTTGGCAATGAAATTGAAGAAGCCGCCGTTTCTGAAGCCACAGTTGAAGAAGTAGTCGAAGAAGTAGTTGACGAAGTAGTCGAAGAAGTAGTCGAAGAAGAGGTAGTTGACGAAGAAGTTGACGAAGAAGTCGAAGAAGAAGTAGTTGACGAAGTAGTCGAAGAAGTAGTCGAAGATGCCAAAAAGCACATGATTCCTAAGCGGCGTCTTGATGATGTTGTTGCTAAGCAGCGTAAAGCTGAACAAGAAGCAGCGGAATTACGCAAAGAGTTAGCTGAAGCTTTGGCTAAAGCACAGGCGATTCCTGCAATTGATGTGCGCGCATTGTCAAAACAACGTAACGAAGCCGTACTTGATGGCGACTTGGATAAAGCAGCAGAAATTGATGAACAGTTGCACGCAGCTACTCAGCAAACTGCTTCTGAACCTATCGACATGGACGCTTTAGAAGCGCGTGTGGAAGCGAAGATGGAATTAAAGTCGACGCTCACATCCGTTTTTAAGGAATACCCACAGCTAGACACAGATTCTGACGTTTTTGATGAAGACTTGAACGCAGAAGCCCTGGTGTTTCAGAGTGCGTACCTAAATCAAGGCTATTTACCTGCCGAAGCGGTTCGCCGTGCGGCTAACGCAGCAGTCCGTGTGGTTCGCCCAGAGCTTTTGACTGAGACAGCGGAGCCAAAGGCGGCTGTTAAGACTCGAAAGACTAACGTAAAAGGTAATGTTGAAGCCTCTAATGCTCAGCCTCCGAAAATGAACCAAGGTGAATCTGGTGGAAAGACCAGTTCCGAAATGGTCGACATTACGAAGCTGACTGATGAGGAATTTGACGCATTACCTGAAGCGACACGCGCTAGAATGCGGGGTGATTTGGTTTAAATGTTGTGAAATAGTAGTTCAGCTATTATCATTCATTTCAGTAGTAGCTCAGACGATACATGAGCTCGACCAGCGCGGTGCGTTAACCGCGTTGTGATCGCCCACATTAAAAGGCGTGTTATTTCGTTGTCCTCACGATACGGGAACCCAGAACTGGTGCATAAGGCTCCAGTTAATTTGCACATTTTTGTTTAAATAAGGTACATCAAAATGGCTACAACCAATTTTGCTGCCCTTACTAGCGAACAAAAGACTGCATGGGCCCGTGACCTTTGGCGCGTCGCTCGTAATACGTCTTTTGTTAACCAATTTGCTGGTAAAGGCCATAACGCGATGGTTCAACGTATTGAGACGTTGACCAAATCCGAGAAGGGCGCTCGCGCCGTTCTAACTCTAGTTGCTGACTTAGAAGGTGATGGTATCGCAGGTGATGCTACGCTGGAAGGCAATGAAGAGGCCATGAAAGCGTATGACACAGTGATCCAGATTGATCAGTTGCGTCATGCTAACCGCTTACAAGGTCGTATGGCTGATCAGAAATCCATTGTTAACTTCCGTGAGCAATCACGCGATAAGTTAGGTTATTGGATGGGTGATCGTCTTGACCAAATGGCATTCTTGAGCATGAGCTCATTGCCATACACTTTGAATACTAACGGCTCAACCCGTGCGACTAACGTACTTAGCACTTTGGACTTCGCTCCAGCTGCTAACGTAGCGCCGACCACGAACCGCTGTGTTCACTTAAAATCTTCAGGTGTAACCGCTGGCACTGGCTTTGCTGCTGCTGATGGCGTACTTACTGCGACGTCTTATAAGGACATTGTAAACTTGAAGGCTCATGCTAAGGATAACTATATTCGTGGCATTAAGGGTACAGGGGGTGATGAGGTCTATCATTTGTTTATGACTCCAC